TTGTTCACCTTGTTTCCTCATTTTGTATTCGATTTTGCGATATGGAATATTTAGGTACAGAATGCACCATTCTATCATAATGATAATCATAATTGTATGATTATAGACTATACTATCTTATTGTGTATTATATTAGTATAATTTTGAATATTCAAGTGGTAAATGAAAATTAACTATAAAAAATAGAGCTGGAATCATATCCAGCTCTTGAAAAATTTTGTTAATTCAATTCTATGTCATAGTCACAAGTGAGACGGTAGAGCAATTTATAAAGGTGTTGGGGTTCTCCCTCGATTTTATACTCGCCCTCCTCGATAGTAAAATCGAGACTGTAATTCTCGCAAAGTGTTTCGTAAAGCTCGTCAGTCAAATCTTCAAAAACAATGGAATTCGGTGTAATGAAAAGTTTTAACATTTTTAACCAGCTCCTTATATAGAATGCCTTCCCTCAATACAAGCATACCATATATGTAGAAAAAAGCATAATTTTATTGTAGAAAATACAAAATAATTATTGAAAAATCTACAATAAAGAGTTATAATCTTATAAATGGTAACATTTACATATATTTACATTATAGGAGGATAACAATATGGATTTTAATGAAATGGTTTATTTGCTTTGTAGTGATTATACAGAGGAATGTCCTGCATTTGTAGGGTGTAATGATGCAATTGGAGATTTTGTAGAATGGTTATTTTGTCATTATTTTGAGGATTAAGGAGGATTAAATTATGAAAGATGCCAGAGATATGTTAATTGAGATTTTGAGTTTACTCAATGAGGAATGTTCTAAAAAATTGGAGTGTTTGGAGGTGTAAATTATGTTTTTTGGTTATCCATATATCGAATGTGGACATTGTGGAAAAGTTACGGATGAATGGGCAGGCATTGTGGAAAAGAATGAGGACGGAAAGCCAGTACACAAAATTATTTGTTTTGACTGTGCTGACAAGTTACACGAAGAAAAGAAAGAGGGTGCAGCTGATAGTTAGAACTGGATATAAAGATTTATTAATTACTGGAATCCTTGAATGGCAAGAGGGCGAGGAGTTCTCCAGAGAGAGATTGCAGGGAATGGGAACTAAGAGACTAGAGAGATTATATGACAAGGTATGGAAAGCAAAGCATCCATACTGGGATGATGAAATGGAGGAATAGGATGAGAATTTGTTTTGCAGACAGAATAAATGTTCTAAATGTGTTAGAAGGGAAAATACGAAATCGCATATATGGTGAAGTTAGATGTGTTTTAGAAGGACTTGATATGAATATTGTTGTTTCTATAACACGAAATGACTTTCACTTTCGAGGATTTTATGAATTTGAAAAGGTAAGAGGTAATATTGATTATGCTGTTAATTATATTCTATCGGACTATACTAGTGCAATTGTAAGACATTACATAAAGGAGGCTTAATATGACAAGAGCTGAGTTAGAAAAGCATTTAGATAATGAGGTAATGATTGAATTATATGATGGTTGGGTGGTTAGAGGAAAACTAATCAAGACTGGAGATGAAAGGTTCAAAGAATACCCAGAATTATACTTACGCAGAAATTATTATTGTGTTTGTTGGGTTGAATATAATCTATTACATTTTAGTGTTTTATTTAGAGTATCACATATTAAGAAATTGGAGGTATTGGATTAATGGATGATAAGCCTATTATAAGACATTGTAGAAATTGCAAATATTTTATATTTCATAGATATGTAAACAGTGGTGAGTGTGATGTTACATATAAGTATCTTTTAGATTGGGAGCAGGGGATTAAAGCTAAATTTTGCAAATATTTCAAGGTAAAAGAAGAGGAAAATAAGGAGGTATAGTATGGATAATCAGGGAGCAGATAAGCCAGTTCAGGAACTCTGGAAGGCTTTGAATGTGATAAAAAATCACTGTAGCAAATACAAAACTTGTAGAGGTTGTATATTTCAGTATGACGGAGATTATAGCTCTTGTAGGTTGATGGATGTAGAACCTTACAATTGGGAGCTTGATGATGAGAGCCAGACAATGTTCAAGGAGGATTAATATGGCAAAGAAAAAAATTGATGTATTGAAGGAATATGGAATTGCTACAAGTATGGGAGATTTGTATAGTAGAGCTACTCCAGAATTTGAAGAGGCTGTTAAGGTATTAGCTGAAAAGTTTCAGGAAATTTATAATGATGATTCAGAGGAAGAGGATATTTAGAGCAATTAAGATAATTCAGATATTTAGAGTTTTAGTCTTTCATTTCTACATAGGAATGTATATAATTAAAAAGTAAGTTCTAAAAAAATGCACGAAGGAGGTTGTAATATGTCACAACTTACAAGAAATAACATAGCTCACGATTTGAATATATCTCCTCATTTTGTTGAGATTATTCATAGAGGGGGTATTGTAAAATTTGTTTTTTCCAGTGAGTTCTACAAGAATAAATTTGTGAGAGAGCTTGTAGACAATAGGAAAAAAGTAAATAATTCATTATCTAATAGATTTGGGTTCTCTATTAGAGCTGAGCTCGTAGCTGATTTGAAATTGTACTCAGCTATCGAAAAAAGAGGTTTTCTAATTTACTATAACGAGGATAAAGTTGAATGTCTAAGCGATATAACATTAGATGGACTGATGCTGACTCCAAAGAACTAGCTAGAGTAGTCAAGAACTTTAATGCAAAGATTAGTAGATTAGAGAAAAAGAACCCACAACAAAAAAATGCTTTACCTGAGAGAGTGTCGGTAAAGCAAATCAAGGATTTAGTTACCACTCGAAACGATTTAAAGAGAGAGCTTAATTCGTTGAGTAGATTCAGTCGAAAAGGAGCAGAGAAATTAGTGACAGCTCCTGACAACTATTATAACTTGCAAATGACGAATTGGCAAAAAAAAGAGATGACTCGAAGGACAGCAGTTATTAATAGGAAACGTGATAAGAGAAGAGATATGATTGCAGATGTTGACCTCACATCCAGAGGAAAGAAAGTCGGTTATAAAAAGGGTAATTTAGGAATGGGCAAAGCTGACCAGGTGGCTCTTGAGCCTATGAACGCATTTACTCATAAAATGACCAGAGCTGACCTGAGAATGAAATTCAAGAATATCCTGAGAGAAAGTCAGGAAGGTTACTGGATGCAGAGAGAACAGCTACTCAAGGAGAACTATATCAAATCCCTAGAGCAGAATTTTAGGGAAAAGGATATCAAGGACGTTATTAAGAAAATTGATAATATGGACTTTAGAGAGTTCTATAAAGTCTTTCAGGCAGAGGGTGGAAACTTTGAGGCATCCTATCCACCAGACGCAGAACAGTATGAGCAATATGTTAGTGATTTAAAATCTATTTGGACTCCAAACATAAAAAGGGGATAGTTAAATGTGCGTTTATACAGCCGATTTTGAAACAACTACAAAGATAGATGATTGTCGAGTTTGGGCTTGGGGAGTCTGTGATATTGATGATATTAACAGAACCTATATAGGAACGACATTAGATGGGTTTATGGAATGGTGCAGCACTCAATCGGATAATCCTAAAATCCTATTTCACAACCTCAAATTCGACTCGTCTTTTATAATCTCGTGGCTCTTGAAATCAGGCTTTACGCACGTTCAAGAGTCAAGGGATAGAGCTACAAAGACATTCAAGACTATGATTAATAGCAAAGGAATGTTTTATAATATAGAGGTTATTTTCTATATGAAGGGAAAGACCATAAGAAAAGTAACTTTTCAGGATTCCTATAAATTAATACCTCTATCAGTAGAAGATACAGCAAAGGCTTTTAAGATGCCTATTCAAAAGTTAAAGCTAGATTATACTTGTCACGATAATTTGCCAGAGGGAGCACCTTTGACTGAACACGAAAAAGATTACCTTATGCACGATATACAGATTATGGCTAGAGCTGTAGCTCATTTTTATTCTCAGGGTTATGACAAAATGACTATTGGAGCTTGTGCTCTGGAAGAATACAAGTATTTGATAGACGAGAGAAGGTTCAAGAGGTTCTTTCCTCTTCCTACGTATCATGATGATGTTAAGCAATCATATAAGGGAGGCTTTACTTATCTAAATCCTAAGTTTGCTGGGAAAGTAGTTAAGAATGGAATTGTATTAGATATCAATTCTATGTATCCTTCCATAATGGCATCCGAAGAGTTGATGTTACCTCATGGAACTCCTATATTTTTTCAGGGAGAATATGAGCCTGACCCAACTTATCCGTTATATACTCAAATGCTTAGATGCCAGTTCGAACTGAAAGAGGGAAAAATCCCAATGATCCAGATAAAAAATTCTATGTGGTTCTCCGGAACTGAATACCTGACAAGCTCAAATGATGAGCAAGTACCTTTATGCTTGAATAGTGTAGACTTGGAGCTCTTCAAAGAAAACTATCACATTTATAACCCTGAATATATATCAGGGTGGAAATTCAGAGGAGCAAAGGCAAGCTCATTCTTTGGGGAGTATATGCACAAGTGGACTAATGAAAAAATCAAAGCTAAAGAAGAGAAGAATTATGGTAACTATCTCATTAGTAAGCTGTTTATGAATTCCCTCTCGGGAAAATTCGGAACGGATACAACTATAAAGAATAAGATTCCATATCTGGATGAGGAGGGAGTAGTTAAGTATTATGATTCAGAGGTAAAAGAAAAGGATGGAATTTATGTAGCAATGAGTAGCTTTATAACAAGCTATGGCAGGGATAAAATTGTCCGGTCAGCTCAGAAAATTATGGATGATTATGCATCCGGAAAAAGTGAGCTCCAGTTCATCTATTGTGATACAGATTCCCTCCATATCTTAAGCCCTGACTTTTCACTCCCTGAGGGCTTGGAAATTGACTCAACAAAGCTCGGAGCTTGGGATTGTGAGGCTCGTTTTACTAGGGGAAAATTTTTGAGAGCTAAGTGTTATATGGAAGAGCACATCATAAAAGAAAAAGACTACTGGGAAGGCAGAGAGGGAGAAGAACCTTATCTATATTCCAAAGACAAGAACGGATTTTATAAGACAAAAATTACAGTGGCAGGAATGCCTAAAGACTGTTATGAACAAGTGAATTTTAGTAACTTTAAGATTGGAGCAAACTATTCAGGAAAGCTACAACCTAGAGCTGTTAAGGGTGGAGTAGTATTAGAAAGTGTTGACTTTACTATCAAAAAGCATTAGAATATTATTCGGAGATAATAGTTAGTTTCAGTATAGTATTATAGCAGGGGTAACCGAAGGTGAAGAGCCACCTTGCTATATATAGGGTTGGTTACCTGATTATACACTTTCTATTGTCTCCATTTTTTTATACATAATTATACTAATATAATATTGGAGTGGTTTAGATGGGTATTCTCGCACAGAACGGAATTAGCAGGACAGCAATAAGAGAGGAAAACGATTTTTACGCTACTGACCCTAAGGCTGTCGAATTACTACTCAAATATGAGAGCTTTGATTCGGATATATGGGAACCGGCTTGTGGTGAGGGTAATATATCAGAAGTGCTAAAAAAGAATGGTTATAACGTCTATTCTACCGATTTAATAAATAGAGGTTATCAGGATGAGGTTCTGGACTTTTTAGAGAGTGACAAAAAATTTGATGGTGATATCATCACAAATCCACCTTTTAAATATACAAATCAATTTATCCTAAAAAGTCTGAATTCTATAAATTATGGGAATAAAGTAGCTCTTTTTCTAAAGATTAATTATCTATCAGGGAAAAAGAGGTATAAAGAGATTTATAGCAAATTCCCACCTTTTAGAGTTTATGTATTTACTGGACGTGTGGCTTGCTCAAAGAATAACACTCCGGAAGGATTTAAGTATGCAGCTATGGATTATGTTTGGATGATTTGGGAAAAAGGACAAATCGGACCGACACAATTAGAATGGATAAAAATGTAGAAAGGGAAGAAATGGGAAAGAAGAAAACAGAGGAAATTGATAGAAGTATATTCTGGGATATAAACCGAACCCTCACTCATAATGCACTATTTAATTTTATAGTGGGAAATCGAGGAGGAGGTAAGTCTTACGGAGCTAAAAAGAGGGCTATTGATAACTTCATAAACAGGAGAGAGCAATTCGGATATATAAGAAGATACAAGGAAGATTTGAAAAGGCCTCTCGAACAGTTTTTTGAGGATATAGCTTGGGAATATCCGGATTATGAATTTAAGAGTGTTGGAGATAAGCTCTATATAAGATTAAAGCCAGAGGACGAAAAAGAGAAATGGACAGATGATGATATAGCTGGATTCGGTTTTGTGTTGTCTACAGCAAACAATAAAAAATCTATATCATTCCCTAATATTACTCTTCTTATATTTGATGAATTCTTGTTGGAGAAGGGTAACCAGATGTATCTAGCAAATGAACCTGAAAAGCTACTCAATTTGTATGAGACTGTAGCTCGTCCGGGAACTGGACACAAGAGAGTTGTTATGTTTTTACTGGCAAATGCTATCTCTATCACAAATCCATACTTTTTATATTTTGGTTTGAGGATGCCTAGAAGGGCAGACAAGAACGGAAAATATATCTGGAGGCATCCGAAAAAGTCTATACTTGTTGAGGACGTAAGAAACAAGGCTTTTATTGATAAGAAGAGAGCAACGGAATTCGGACAGCTCATAGATGGTACAGCTTATGCAGATTACAGTATCGAAAATAAATTCTTGCTTGATGATGATTCATTCATTGAGAAGAAAAGCCCTAAAGCTAGATATTACTTTACTTTTGTGTATAAGGATAGGAATTTCGGAGTGTGGGCAGATTTTACAGAGGGTAAAATGTTTGTATCAGATAGCATAGATCCCTCGTATTCGTTGGTGTATGCCTTAACCCTGAAAGACCACTCTCCTAATACAATGTTAATAAAGAACAAGAGCCAAAATTCTCACTTTAGGATTTTCGTTGATAATTACAAAATGGGTAATGTCTATTTTGAAAGTATGAATATTAAAAACCTTTGTTATGAAGTTATAAAAATGATTATGACCTAAATTTTCAGAATAACTTGAATTTTACAGTCAAATATTGTATATTAACCTTGAATAATATTATTTCAATATAATATTATTTGAGGTTTTTATTTTTTGGGGAAAGGAGAGAGATACAATGAAGAATGTACTTTGTACAACATGTGGAGCTGTGGGTTCGGCTGTAGCTTGTGCTCTTGGTGGCTGGGATGAGGCTGTTATTTCCTTGTTAATATTTATGGGTATTGATTATTTCTCCGGCTTGGTATGTGCTGGGGTTTTTCATAAAAGTAAGAAGAGTGAGTCCGGAGCTCTTGAAAGTAAGGCGAGCTTTAAAGGGCTTGTAAAAAAATGTATGATTTTACTTTTCGTTGTAATAGCCAATCGTTTGGATGTTGTTACTGGTTCGACATTCATAAGAGATGCTGTTTGCATAGCATTTATGGTTAATGAATTAATTTCCATAGTTGAAAATGCTGGACTTATGGGAATACCAATCCCTCAGGCAATTACCAACGGAATAGAAATTTTAAAAAATAAGGAGGCAAAAAGCTAATGGCTAAAAAGGTTTTTATCGGTGTCGGACATGGTGGCAAAGACCCAGGGGCTGTGGGTTATGTTACTGAGAAAAATCAAAATCTCAAGATGGCTCTGGCTTGTAGAGACTATTTAGAAAATGCTGGTGTTCAGGTTCTCATGTCTAGGACAAAGGACGAGAATGACGATTTGAACGAGAGAATTAAAGAGTGTAATTCTTTCCACCCTGATTTATGTGTAGACATTCACAATAACGCTGGTGGAGGAGACGGATTCGAGGTCTATCATACTGTTAAGGGTGGGACTGGAAAAATTCTTGCTCAGAACATTGAAACAGAGGTTAAGAAGATAGGACAGAATTCAAGAGGTATCAAGACAAAGAAAAATAGCTCAGGTTCTGACTATTTCGGATTTATCAGATTGACCCTTGCTCCGGCTGTTATCCTTGAGGGAGCTTTTGTTGACAACAAAGCAGATGCAGAGCAGATTGATGAGGATTCAGAATGTAAAGCATTTGGTGAGGCATATGCAAAGGGTATATTAAAGACCCTCGGAGTAGAGTATTCAGAACCCTCTGATAAGACTAGCTCTGATTCAGGCACGTTGTACAAAGTCCAGATTGGAGCTTTTAAGAGTAAAGAGAACGCTGAAAAGCTAGCTCAGGAATTGAAGTCGAAGGGTTACGAAACGTACATAGTAAGAGGTTAGTAAATGGCTTGGGAGTATCAAATTACAGATAGCTTGGGAGTGCTGACAACAGCACAACAGCAAAATAACGCAAAGGCATTTTATACATATTTCAAAGGTTATATGACCCTTGAAGCTATGGCTGGCATTCTTGGGAATATTCAAAGAGAGTCGCAGCTTAATCCCGGACAACAGGAATCCGGTTATGGTGGTTCTACAAGCTATGGACATGGATTAATTCAGTGGACTCCCGGCTCTATCCTTGTTGATTGGTGTAACGAGCAAGGGCTTAATTGGTACAACGGAGATGCTCAATGCTACCGTATCAAATGCGAGGGCGAGGCTACAAATGGATGTAGTGGCTACTGGTTACCTACAAGCTCATATCCTTACTCTTGGAGTGAATTCTGTAAGTTGACAAATGTTGCAGAGGCTACTAAATCATATCTGGCAGAGAGAGAGCGAGCCGGAGTATCGGCTCTTGATGAACGATTAGCAAATGCGAATAATTGGTATTCGTTTTTGAGTGGTTTATCAGGGGATACATACAAGCCTAGACTTGATAGCTCAGGAATGGAAGGGAGTAAATACTATTATAGTGATAATCCATTCTATCAAGCTGGCTATGGACTCCCTAACTGTACTTGTTACGCTTGGGGTAGACAATACGAGCTGACAGACGAAAAGCCTACTCAATTATCTCTCGGAGATGCTGGAGAGTGGTATCCGTATGCACTCAGTATAGGGGATGATGTAGGGCAAACCCCAAAGCTCGGAGCTGTCCTATGTATGACTTATGAACCCTCTGGACACGTTGCGATAGTAGAGCAAATTAATTCAGATGGTTCAATAGTGATATCACAGTCAGCATATCAGGGAAATTTCTTCTGGACAGAGACAGTCTATAAAGAAAATAACTATTTACCAGAATGGGCTTTGAGTAAGTCCGGAATACAATTTCAAGGATTTATTTATTTAGATAAGGAATTTAATCCGGATCCAGACGAACCGGACGAACCGGACAAGCCTATAATTTTCAAAAAGAGAAAAGGCTATAATTTTATATTATTTAATAGAAATAGGAGGAATTTTAATCAATGGAAAAGCAGGAAGTACTAGATTTAATTAAGGAGATAGGTACGATTGAGGATGATGTTGAGAGAAGAGGAAAGCTCGCAGAGTTAACAGATGAGGTTTCAAAGGGTTATGAAAGTCTCGAAACCCTGACAGCAGAGAATGAGACGTTAACAAAGGACAACGAGAGAATCAGACAACAGAACATGGATTTGTATCTAAGAGTCGGAGAACCTAAAAAGGAAGAGGGTAATGGTTCACAGGGCTCTGGAGATAGAGAAAAAAGAAAATTTGAAGATTTATTCGACGAAAAAGGAGGAATTAAGTAATGGATGTAATTGCTATTATGAATACGATTTGGGATAATGCATCAAGTGATTATCAGGAGCGTATTCCAGAGGCTACCAGAGAGAATGTTGAGCAAGTTCGTTATGCAATGATTGACGATAATAACATTATGGTAGCAAATGAGTTTGCTAGTTTGCTTTTGAATAAGCTCGTTAAGAGTATGCTCTTGACTAAGATGTTTAAGAATCCTTTGAAGAGCTTAAAGAAGGGCAAAAAGCCACTCGGAGATACTATTGAGGAGATTTATAACAATTTTATCAAGGGTGAGGATTTTGATGGTTCAGGAAATACTACAGCTTTAATGGGTAGAACTTTACCAGATACTAAGGTTGTATATCACAGAACCAACTCAAAGATGAAGTATCCGGTTACTATCTCAAGAGAGAAGTTAACAAGGGCTTTTAGCTCTTGGGATAATTTAGAGAGTTATATCAATAACCTTATCAGTCAGCTTTATAATTCAGCAGAGCTTGATGAATTCCTTGCCACTAAGGAGCTTATCAATTCAGCTTACAAGAACAATGCATTAAAGAAGATTAAGATTAGTGACCCTCTCACTTCTAAGGCTAATGCAGAGAGCTTTATCAAGACTGTTAAGACTGTATCCGGTTTAATGGCATTCCCTTCTGACAGGTGGAATTCATACCTTGAGGTACAGGACACAGATACAAAGCCTATTGTTACATTTTCAAGAAAGAGCGAGCAGGTACTTATCCTTGATACAGCTACAGATACAAGTGTATCAGTTGATGTGCTTGCAAATACTTTCAATATGTCAGTAGCAGAGTTCAATGATACAAAGAAGATTGTTATTGACTATTTCCCAGACAAAAATATCAGAGCTGCACTCGTGGATGAGTGGTTCTTCCAGATTTATGATGATGTTCTCACTGTAGGAACATTCAATAATGGAGAGAGTCTCTACACTAACTATTGGCTCCACGTATGGCAGACACTCGCATATTCAATTCTCGTTAATGGAGTTGTATTCTATGTAGGCGAGGGTGAATCCGTCTAGATCCAGACGAAAATAACACAGAGATAAAAAAATATATCACAGATTAAAGGAGTGGGGGAGGTTCTCCCACTCTTATTTATAAAGGAGGGTTAATATGAATAAGTTGCCTCATTGGTGTATAACCGATTTAAAACCGGCTTTCTATGATACAGAGTCAGCCACAGCTATAGAGCAAACAGCTAAATTATATGGAGCTATGCAGGATTTAATAACAGAATATAATAATTTTGTTGACAGAACCAATGAAGAGATAGATAAATTTGAAAATGATGTTAATGCAAATATTGAGGTTTTCAAAGTTGATATAAGACAAGAATTTCAAGATTTTGTTGATGTTGTTGAAACTCATTTACAGGTTTATGACAAAAAATTTGCTGATTTTAAAATTGAAGTTAGAAATGAGTATGCAAAGTTCACAAGTAAAATTGAAAATGCAATGTCTGACTTTAAAGTAGAGGTTAATTCAATACTTGCGAATCAGGATACAAATATAAATACATTCAAATCTGATATGTTAAAATCCTTCAATGATTTTACAAATTCAATGGAACAGGATTTTGAGGTGTATAAAGTTGAGGTTACAGCGTTAATCGGTTCTACAGTTGCAAGTGAAGTTGAAATTGCAAAAGGTGAGCTTGAAACATATGTTGATACACAGATAGATACAAAGACGAGTACACTTTCTTCGCAAGTTGCCATTAATACAAGTGATATCAATGAACTCCAAATTGATGTTGAAGTATTAATGGCCACAGGTGGTGCAGGTGATAGTACTGGTGATTTAACTGGTATCATAACTGATATACAGGACTTAGAAACAAGGGTTGGACTTGTTGAAACAAGTGTTGAAAAAAATTCAACAGATATCACATTGAAAGTTAGTCAAGATACTTATTCAGTTGATAAGGGCAATATTGAAAGTGATTTATCATCATTAGAAAATAGAGTTGAAAGTGCAGAATCCTCTATAATTGCAAATGCCAATAACATAGAGTTAAAGGTTGCGAAAGATACTTATACTAATGACAAAAATATCATTGAGGGGGATATATCATCACTTGAAGATAGAATGACAAGTGCTGAGGCAAGTATAAACGTGAATACTTCAAATATTGCTCTGAAGGTGAACAAAGATGAATATTACACAGCCAAAGAAAATATTGAAAGTGATGTTACAGATTTAACAGATAGAATGGTAAGTGCAGAGGCTGGTATTATAGCAAATGCCAATAACATAGAGTTAAAGGTTGCTAAAGATACTTATACCAGTGATAAAAATATGATTACTGGCAACATAGCAGACTTGAATACAAGAGTTGAAAGTGCAGAAAGCTCAATCAGTCTTAATGAAGAAAATATTGCGTTAAAGGTTTCAAAGGGTGATGTATCATCACAATTATCCCTTGAAAATGACCAAATTACAATCAGTGGCAACAGACTTGTAGTTGATAGCACAAATTTCAAATTAACACAGGCTGGTAATGTAACAGCAAAGGGTGATATAACATCGTTGGGCAAGATAACAATTGAAGATGATGATATAGACATTGTAACAGAATTAAAATCTGAAATAAGAAATGATTTAATGAATGTAAATCTAGGGTGGCAACGTGGTGTTGGTGCTATAAAATCATCATCATATGTTAAAGATATGCCAACATTTACAATCACCAACAATGACGCTATATATATTGATGGTATTTATTCAAATGATGGACAATTTGATTATTTATATGGTAAACGTATTGGTAGTGAAGTTGTTGTTGGTGGTTTTGGTGGTTTTGGTGAAATAGAGGTGCTTAACTTAACAACACCAGATGGAAGATTAGTTGGCTGGAAGAATGTTGGTAATGCAACAGCTGGAAATTCTATAACTGTACCAGATGAAATACTTGCAAAAGCTAGTGAGTTTAGAATTGAGTGTGTACTCCAGCACGAAGACAATCCTTGGTTGACTCTTGATTTTGTAAACACACTAAATAATAGTGCCACAACAAGATATTCGGTTAGTAATTATTATTCTGATAGTTATTTCCAAAATATCATGTTTTTAGTTGGTAACAAAAGAATAACACCACAACAAGGCTGGATTGCAGGAAAATACAACGGAACTGTTACAGATTACACTAAACTTGTTTACTATGTTTATTGGAGATAGGAGGCATACAATGAAAAAGATTGAACATTACAATTTACCAGAGAATACAAACACGCTCTATGAACGTGAGGCAATTTCTTCTATATCCTTAACCAGAGAGGTAGCTGACAAGATAAATGAAATAGTTGATAGTATCAATGAATTATATAAATCTGATTTAGAGTGGAAACAGAATATCAAAGGTAAAGTCAACAAGGGTGTTGTCTATATGAAAGACAATCTATTAAATAGCTTAAATGATTTAATGGAAACATTGCGTGATAGTGGTTTTATTGATGATAGAATTGAATATCATTGTGATACATTAAAAACGCAGCTCAATAATTTAGTGGGTTCTGTCAAGGAAGGCTCAACTACTTTAGATGCAGAGCTCATAGATTTGAGAGTTGGAGCTGACAATTTAAAGTATGCCACAGCCGGATCAAGTGTAAGAACTCAGTTTAATAATAAAAATTATGGTTTTTGTTTAACCAATAATGAGCCAGAGCTAGAGTTTGAAGTTTCAAAGCATGCAAAAATAACCTTTTCAGGAACTACTCATATTTTCCATAACAATAGAAGATTTGATATTCCTGATATGGTGGTAGAGCGAGATTTGACTAATGATGTTAATATCTTTGTATTTAATCTCGTTTATAACACAAAGAGCAAAAAAATAGAGATAATTCGTTCTACAGATAAGACAGAAGAGGGAACTATTATATTTGGTAGAATATGCAAGGATGAGCTACATTTGAATGATGTTAGTTATGGAGTGAATGACTATTCTCCAGATAGCACAAGACCTATATTTGCTCCGGTATTCAGTAATGGAAATCCTTGTTTAATTGAGGAGGATGGAAAGCATCAAATATATTTTCCAGATGCTCATATCTACTATAGAAGGAAGATGTTCAACCTCACAGAGAGATATGTAGATTTTGATTATTCTGTAGTTGGAATCGTTTTTCTTATCCTCTATGACTTTAGAACGGATACTATATCATTTATACCTCATTCTCACAGAGTGCCAGAGAATAATGTTGTAATAGGTACTTATTCAAAGTGGTATGGAGTTTCATTATATACTATGAATACACAGTTTAAGAGACAACAGACAGAGGCTAGTTTGATATTGGGAGCATCAAATTCCTTTGTTGAGTTTGATAGCGTAAAGAAAACAGTCACATTCCCTAACGATACATTGATTTTAGTTCAAGGATTACCTCACTTTGTACAGCTAAGTTCTGAGGTAGGGAACAACTCTATCAGCTATGCAAATATGACCTCTTCTGCTTTGAGTGTATTCTATAATATGTACACAAATAAGTTAGAGGTTCTCCAGTATAATACTCCTAAGCAACCTCATCAAATCCTATTATGTTCGTTTAGAACAACGTGTGGAAGTGTTTCTATTTCAGTTCCTTATAAGTGGGATGGAAAACCTTTCAATATAAATTTAACAAGTGAGACAACAGGGACAGTTGAGAATGCGAATGTAAAATCTATCAATCATAGAGGATATAATTCAGTAGCTCCGGAGAATACTCTATCAGCTTATAAGCTCTCTAAAAAGAATGGTTTTAAGTATGTAGAGTGTGATATATCATTCACAGCTGACGGAGTTCCGGTTCTATTACATGATAATACGATAGACCGAACCTCTAATGGAATTGGAAATATAGCAGAGTTGACTCTTGAAGAGGTTAGAGCCTATGATTTTGGCTCCTGGAAATCAGCAAGCTATATAGGAGAGAAGATACCAACATTTGAGGAGTTTATAAAACTTTGCAGGGATCTAGGACTACATCCTTACATAGAGCTCAAGGGAACACCGACAAAGGCTCAGGTTCAGGGAGTAATTGACATAGTAAAGAGATACGGAATGCGTGGAAAGGTTACATTTATCAGCTTTGCTCACGAATTACTCATATATGTTAAAGATTATGATGATTCAGCTAGATTGGGATACATAGTCAATAACATTGGAGATAACCATATATCAACAGCTAATCAGTTAAAGACAGATAATAACGAGGTATTTATCAATTCAGCATCATATACCAATGAAGAGGTAAACAGATGCATTAATGCTTCTATCCCTCTGGAAGTATGGAATATAAATGATTCTAATGTGATAGCCTCTATAAACCCTTATGTGAATGGTGTAACAAGCGACAACGTAAGAGTTGAGGATGTTCTTTACAACTTATATATGGAGGTGTAATATATGTCTGAAAAATTTTCAGAGGTGCTGCTTTGTGCAGCACCTCTCGAAAACGATTATAAACATACGATATATTTTACAAGTGCATCCACTCAGGAAACGTATTTTAAGAGCAAAAAGGTTTATAGTGATACCGGATTCTCTTATATAAGAAAAGAGTCCAGATTGAGATATCCTAGAGACGTTGATGACCTGAGGAGACACGTTAATTATATCATGTATAAAAACACTTCTCATTCGAACAAGTGGTATTATGCATTTATAACTAAGATGGAATATGCAAATGATGGGCAGACTTGGATATACTTTGAAACGGATGTTATTCAGACGTGGATGTTTGACTACATTGTAAAACCCTCATTCATTGAAAGAGAGCATGTTGATAGTGACGAGATAGGAGAGCATACTATACCAGAAGGTTTAGAATTAGGTGAATATATCTGTAATAAACACGATAAAGACACAGGACTTTTAACCACTAAAATAGTTATGGGTTCAACTATCAGAGCAAGTGAAATGGATAGTGATATCGGAGCGATTTACGGAGGTATTTATTCAGGTGTCAAATATTACACTTATGACAGTGATACCTTAACAACCACTTTGCAAATGCTGGCAAACAACACAAAGCAAGATGCTGTGACTTCTTTGTTTATAGCTCCTCAATTTTTAATTGGAGAAGAACTTGATGGTGGTTCAGCGATTAAAGAAACAAAAAGCGTTAATTATTACCTGTTTGAGGTTGCAAACAACAGAGCTAGAATGTTCTCAAGTGAATATGTTCCTAAAAACAAAAAGTTGTTTACAAATCCATATTGTTACTTACTTGTAACCAATGGAAATGGTGCAAGTGCGATATACAATTATGAAGATTTTAACACAGAAAATTTTTATTTCAAAGTCGAGGGTGTTTTGTGCCCAGGTTGTTCAATTAGAATATATCCACAGAATTACAAAAACACAGAAAACAATTTTGACGAGGGCCTGAATCTTGGGAAATTCCCACAATGTAACTGGGCAACAGATATGTATATCAACTGGCTAACACAAAATGGAGTAAATGTTGCAACTTCAATTGTAAATGCTGGAGCACAAACTCTTGGAGGTTTTGCTCTTGGGGGTGGTGTTGGTGCTTTAGGTGGAGCAGTATCAGGTATAAGTGCAATTGCAAACACTTTGAATGAAGTACACAAAGCCGAATTAATGCCCCCACAGGCAAGTGGAAATATAAATTGTGGAGATGTTGTTACAAGTGGAAAAAACAACACATTCCACTTCTACCATATGAGCATTAAACCAGAGTATGCACGTATTATTGACGAGTATTTTTCCATGTTCGGTTACAAATGCCATAGAGTAAAACTCCCTAATGTTAACCATAGAGCCAATTATTGGTATACAAAAACTATTGATGTGAATATAGACGGAGCTATACCGATGGATGATATGACAAAGATTAAAGGAGCTTATAACAACGGAATTACATTCTGGACAGATGCAAACAACATAAAAAATTATGCTGTAAATAACAGTATAAAGTAAGGAGGTTAATATGCAGGATGTTTTAACTTATAAATCAGTAGCTAAGGTGTTAAATGATTTAACATTTAGAGATTATTATAATAGACTTGAGCTGATTGCTAGGAGTGTGTTTAAGTGGAATAACTTACCTAATGGAATGGATGAGAAATGGATAGAAAGGTATCTATTTGAAGAAGGTAGATGTGTATTCTTTCACGATAAGGACAAGAGTTACGCAGTTGCAAAGGTTACTGATTCAGGACAGGTTAATATGTATGATGAACCCACTGACGTTTCACCAGTGGCAACTAATTATACATACGAGAGCTTGAAAAATGATAAACAATGTGTAGTGATCAGGAATAATGACATAGAAATTCCCACAAGTCATACGATAAAGTTATATGCTTTAAGACTTACAGAGATAACTAGAACTATTGATGTGAATGTAAATGCACAGAAAACACCTAAGATAGTTCTATGTTCTGAAAAACAAAGGCAGTCAATGAAGAAAGTTATTAAGCAAACAGATGATAATGAGCTCGTTATATTTGGAGACAACATTCTGGATATAGACAGCATTAAGGTTCTGGATGTGAATGCTCCTATTGTATTTGACAAGTTACAAGTTCAAAAACATGCGATATGGAACGAGGCAATGACCTATCTTGGAGTGAATAATGCAAATCAGGATAAGAAGGAGAGGCTTGTTGCTGATGAGGTGTCAGCTAACAACGAGCAAGTGAATATCAGTGCTGATGTTATGTTGAAAGCCAGAGAACGAGCTTGCGAGAGAATAAATAAGCTGTTTAATTTGGATATATCGGTAGAACTGAGAAAGCCGGGTAATATAACTTATGATTTGATGCAGCAAGCTCCAAGATTTGAGGTATTGGAAGGAGGAACGGAAAATGTTAGCTAGATATACAGAAACACTTAAAGATTTGATGAACAATGAACAGACTAAGGGTTTACTGGACAAGGCTCTTTCTACATATCCTCTTTATAAGCCTAAAAAGAGCTATGATTTGATACCAGGTAGAGAAGAATTGAATAAGAGGCTCCTGAACAACTACAAATACAGAGAGATAGGGTTTGAGACAGTAGGAAGGTTCTTAGATGAGTTAGAGATAACTATGTGTGCTATAATGCCTTATTATAATGAAATGTTTAAGACTGTAGAAATTATGGCAGACTTAGAGAACCCATTTGATAACGTGGACGTTGTAGAGACGTTTAAAGAGACGAGAACGGACAAGGCATCCAGTGAAGCAGACTCAACAACCACAACAGAGGGAGCTAATTCACAGACAGATAACACAGAGAACTCAGGAAATTCAGGAGAGAATAAATCAAGGAAATTCTCAGACACACCTCAGAATAAGGTATCAGATATTGATTCATATTTGACAGACTACACAGAGGAGAAGAATGAGCAGAATTTTTCTAATGAGAGTACAAATACAAGCTCAGGAACAAGCTCAAATGAGGCTATAAGCTCATCAACTGGTTCAAGTGAGGCAGAAGGCTCAACAGAGCACACACTCACTAGAAAAGGAAATCAAGGTGTTAATACATACGCACACGATATGAATGAGTTCAGAACATCTATAATTGATGTTGTAGACCAGATTATCAATGATAAGAGAATTCAAGAGTTATTTATGTTAGTATATTAATCTATATTATGGTACTATAGAAAGGATATATCATCCAAGTATATAGTACCATTTCTTATTCC